CTTGTGCTGAAACTGCATGACTTTTTTTCTGTTGTACTGATTTAAAACTTCTGTTTGTATAGTGAAGCTGGGCAAACTAGCAGACTTGACCAACATGTTGATTTCATTACCGTAACGTTGCACTAGATTGGCATTCTTGAGAGCTGACACATTGATACTGAATGACACATGAAACAGGAAATTTTGTTTAGGTGCCAGCCTGAATTGGTCAACATTAAACAGATTGGCCGCGTGTTGCCAATCTCGTAGAGTGACTTGGGTGTTAGGGTCAACAGTTAAATTTCTATTAGATGTGAATGCCATAACAATATTTATCGATATAGTAAACTACGTACATAATGATCAGTCGTTAAAAAAGCCCAAAAAGGGCTTTTCTAATTAAGCGCCTAGAGCGTTTGTTCCGCCTGGATGCTTGGTCTTGTTTGTTGGTGAACCCAATGCTCCACCAACTGTCTGAACAGCATTGTCATAGGTAACTGTCAATTTGATTTTTACTGGGTCATTGGTTTTGTATGCCAATGTACCGTATTCAATCTTCTGAACATAGCAACCATAAACTTCCCATGTTTCTAAAACTGTAGGAGTGCTTGTGCCGTTACCACCGTCTAACATTTCAATGCGTAATGTGAACTTGTAGTCACCTGCTGATGCCGCTGAACTTTGTTCAAAGTAGTCAAACTGTCTTTGCATTTGTTCGCCACATAACTTACTAACTTGACCAGTTACATCATCACGCATGGTAATTGCAATGGTTCCCCATTTTACCTTGCCAGCAAAGTGAATTTTGCTGTTGTAGATGTCAATAACTTGATCTTCGTGTTCAACTGTGGGACGAGCCGCATCTTCAATTTGCTTGGTCATCTCAGTAGTGGATCCGCTAACGCCAAAGTTTTCAAAGTTAACTCTAAAACGATAACTTAATTTTGGCATCAACATACCTTGTGAGCCTGCGCTCTGATCTGATGCTAATGGTACTGTAAAATTTGATAGTGCCGCGATTGCCATTTATGTTCTCCTAATTATTAACCTAACGCCTTAACGCCGCCAGTGTTTTCCAAACGCAATGGAATGTAAATAAATTCAACTGCCTTAACTGGTTCAATCGCGATATCAACGTGTAGTTCGTTAGCATCGATTCTTGATGGTGTGTTGTTGCTGGTGTCACATACCACAATGTAGTCATACAAAGCACGTTGCCCTGTCAACTCAAGTAGCATGGATTCGATTTGATTCTTGATTTCATTACGTGTTTGTGTATCGTTTGGTTCAAACACATATGGTTTTGCTATTTGATTCAATTGGTAACGCAAGTAAATTACTAAACGTGCCACGTTGATACGATCCAAACTGCTGGCAATCAACTGACGTGTTTTCTGTCCGTAAGCCACTAAACCTGTTCCTGCAATAAACGTGATTGGATTCACGTGTACACCTGCTAGGGTATCACGTTGTCCAGTGTTCAATGCCACTGTGTTAAACTCGCCAGTGATAGGATCAACGTATCCAACTGAGCTGGCATTTGTAACACCACCACGACGTACACCAGCTGGTGCAAACCATGGATAAGAAACGTTGTCGCTTAGAGCAATTGTACGCAACATGATGTGACTTGGAGGAACAACAATGTTGTTGCCAGTCAAATCAGTAGTGAATCCCCATGGATAGTAAACTGCCGCGTAAGCGTTGGTAGCAATTAAACCTGCTTCGCCATCCACTGCCGCGCCGCCAACGTTTTGTCCCCAGTTGCTCAATGAAGTAGCATCTGGTGTTAAACGTGCTGGAGTGTCTGCAACAATAAATGCTGTTTCACCACGGCTTGTGTTCAAGTCAATCAATGTGCTTAGTGTTTCTAAATAACCTGGGCAAGCTAACAGGTTAAACTGTCTACTATCCTCGTCACGTATTTGTTGATTGCTGTTGATCAATTCATTCAATGCATTTAATACCACTGCACGTTGTGATTTACGTCCAAATGTTCCTGAACCATTTAGTTGGTTAGGAGCTTGGCTTACCCAACGATGTGGATAGTAATAAGTCATTGCATCACCAGCACCAGCACCAAAACGTGTGTTGCGTTCAGTAACATCAATATAATCTTTTACAAATTTTACCACATTGTTACCTGAACGACGCAAGTTCCATAGCAATATTCCTTTTGGATACAATGCTGGATCTGGTGAGTCTGTATCAACAAAGTTGCTTGATAGTAGTGTGCTGATACTGGATGGAGTTCCTGTGCCGCGTGTGGTAACATCACCGCCCACTGACGTCCAACGTGCATCAGCAAACACAACACCATTCTCTGTGGTCTGATCTGCGTTGTCAACTAACACCCATTTTTTGGTCAAAAAGTTGAATTTGTAAATGTATGGATAATCGTCAAAGTCAGTAGTGCTGACCCAAATATCACCGTGTGCAAGGGCTGTGCCATCGCTTTGTGTAGTTGGAGCAGTGGCTGAAACTGTTGGTCCTGCTGGATCTGTACGATCTGCACCGTAACCAACACCGCCTGAACTTTGATTGTAGTTCAAGTAGCCAACAAACTTGGTACCATCGTGAATCATAAGGTCAACTTCGTCAATCACGCTGGTGTACCATAATGTTCCATCATCTGGAATAGTTGTTGGAGCAGTGGCTGATGCTGGAGCAAATGCACTGGTGCCAGTCATTGAACGCCATAGGGTTGCCAAGTATGTGCCGCTGGCTGTTGGTTGGTCGTTGTACCAGTTTGCTGTTGTGCCCACTGTGAATAAACCAGCAAGTGGAGTGTTTCCACCGTCTACAAAGTGAATGTCACCGCCAGCAGTGTGTGTGATAGTAACACTGTTGTCGCTGTTTAACACCACTGCCACATTTACATCACCGTTGGTTGCTGCCAATACTGCCGCAATAAACGTCTGTGCTCTTGCTGTGGCTGTGCCACTAGTCAATGTGTAAGTTACCACTGATGCTGTGGCCAATGTGCCTGATCCTGGCAAACTTTGTTGTAAACTAAATCCGTATGAGTTGTTTACTGGAACTGTTGCTGTGAATGCACTTGTTCTAACACTTGTTGGTCCACCGCCTGCATAACCATATATCTTAAAGTTGGCAAGCGGTGTTGCGCCTTCGTCATCGTTGTATTTTACATACGTTGTGTTGGCCGCTAATCTTAATCCGCCTGTTGAGTCCAGAGCAGCCAATGCTGAAGCATTGTTGGCAAATAAACGTACAGGTTGTTCAATCCATGAATCCGTTGCTGAACTGTATTTCTTAATAATCCAGTCTGCACCTTGATTCACGCTGGTTGTTTTGACCCAGATAGAACCTGTTGGAGCACCGTTGGCTGTGCCTGCATTTTCTGTTGCTTTGTATGTTGGAACACTGGTGTGAGCACTGATTTGTAACTTTGGTGCTTGATATGTTGTGTTACTTAGACCAACCAATGCTGGAACTGTTCCTGAAAGCACAACGTTGACACCAGTTGAATAAATTTGCAAGTAACCATTTAGCTCAGATGCTGTTACACCAGCAATGCCCGCATCAATAATTGCAGTTGCAAGGTTAGCATAGTTAGTTCCACTGATAGTTGTTCCGTTAATTACCAAGGTGTCGCCGCCAGTAGTGATTGTGCCGTTCACTGTGCCAGCTGTTGGAGCATCATCAATGGTAAAGGCAGTGCCTGTGATTGATATTGGAGATGCCGCTGTGCCAGCTGTTTGTGATGTGCTGACAACAAAACTTGTGCCAGTTAACGAAGCACTGGCCGCTGTTTGACTGTTGTTAACTACCCAGCTTGAACCTGAGCCTGACACAATATAAGTGCCTGCAGAAACTGTGCCACCTGTTACGGTCATACCAATGGCAATTGTGCCAGTTGGTGCTGATGTTGTCAATGCTGTTCCAGTAATACTACCTGTGAATGTTGCAGTGTTTTGAGTGGTAATGTATGTGAAAGCAGTGATAGTGCCGCCGCTCAATACCAATCCAACACTTGGAGTTCCTGTCAATGCTGTTAGCACTGTGCCAGTTCCGCCGCTAGTTCCGTTGCTGATAAATCCAGTAAATGCCTGATTAACCACAGCAGTGATGCGTGTGTTTGCTAGAATGTTTGAACCTGAAATAACCTGACCCACTGCAACTGGCGAGCCTGTTACTGCACTGATAACTGACAATCTGGTTGAGCTTTGTGGAATAAAACCAGTAAAGCTGGTGCCAGTTGCTGCCAGTGTTGGGCTCAATACTGTGCCTGCCGCTGTGGGCCAGCTGGCTGTCCATGCTGAACTACCTACTTCAACCCATGTGCCAGCGGCTGTGTCTGTTAGGTATTTTTTCATCCATAACTTGTTCAAGTTGGTAACTGCCACTATTACATAGTCGCCAACTTGTCCAATACTGGGTAATGGAGCATAGTTGCTGGCGCCAGTGGTCTGTGCAACATCAGTGATAACTGTGATGATTTGTTTGGTAAATGATTGACCGCCAGTGGTTGTGGCACTGGCGCTGTTCCATTCAAAAATACCAAAATTTGTATTGGCCACATCAAACCACATGGTGCCGTTGGCAGGATCGCCAGTTGGCTCAATGGCATTGGCTTCCAGTTGTTTTGTGTTTAGATCTGCACGTACCACATAAGCACGGTTACTAACACCCAAGAAGCTGTATGCGGCTTGCAAGCCATATTCGTTGATTTCGCCAGCGTGTACTGGATTGTTACTTGCGTCAGTTTGGAAGAAAGGAATACCAAAAGTAGTTCCAAGATCCATTTGACTTGTCATTAGATACGCCTTGCCAGCATTTGCTTTCAAGGTTCCTACTGCGGTACCAGTACCGGCAGCGTTTTGTTTGTTTTCTTGTGACGCTACAATAATCAGCGGGACTGTTCCCGGTGCAGACGGTGTATAAAAACTCTCGTCTACTACTGTTACGCTTACGCCTGGTGAACTTAATTGAGCCATTGTGTTATCTCCATGAGTACATGTTCCTATATGTATTTATAGCATTTTGGAATTTCATAGCTCATATACACCACCGAAAAGGTCTCAAAAAGGCCTGGTTAGATTAAATACAATATGAGACCACTGTGTACATGCGGCGTAAGACCCACCGCAGTAAATTATCGTAAAAACGGCCGCACATACTACAGAAGCATGTGTAATGTGTGTTCGAAGCATGGCGAAGGCCATGGCATTGCCCGTTGGTATCGTGCGGGCTATCGAGTAAAAAGTCAGTGCGACAAATGTGGTTTCAAGTCACCACACAAAGAAGTGTTTAGAGTATTTCATGTGGACGGAGATTTAAACAACTGCCGGCCTACCAATTTAAAAACAGTTTGTGCTAACTGCGTTCAAGTCCTGCATAAAGATGGTGTGAAGTGGCGTCAAGGGGATCTTGTACCAGATCTTTGACCTGTGCAAACAAGTCATCAATGGTGGTGTTATTGTCCATGACAGCATCAAAGTCAGTGCCAACCCAAGCAGTTTCGCTGGAGTGAATCTTAAGACGTTTAACACGCTCACTGCTGAGAGCATAATTCATGTTTCTGTCACCGGCGTTCATGTTCACAGCATCTTGATACCATTCAGGTTCTGCTCCACGAACCACACGGATCACAATACCGCCTGCATTTTTAATTGATTTGATTTCGTTAGGAAAACGGCAATCTGAAATAACAATGCTGTCTGTTGAATTACGCAGTTTGTTTTCTAAACTGGCGATCCAGATATCATCGTGAAATGCCTTGCGACAAACTTCAGTGCCCCAGTATTGCAAGATCCAGCGTGGGGTCAAATTGGGCATGTCCAAACGTTCACTCCACCATGGATCCACTTGTTCGCGCCATGCACGAGCTTGAGTAGTGCGTCCTTCCAGCATGGTTCGGTCCCAACCAAACACCTGTGCCACAGCATCTTTCAAACTGTTGGCAAATGATTCTCGTCGGAAACCATGAAAGTTGGTCAAGTAATCCGCAATAGTATCTTTGCCAGAACCAATAAATCCGCATACACCAATAATCATAGAAGTCTCCTAATGAACTACTAGTATATAACAGTTTTATTACAGAGTCAAATATTTTTCTGCCATTCTTCGTAAG